TTACTGCGACAAAACGGTCATTGTTTTCTGAGACCACTTCAGGTCCGAGAGAAATGTCATAAGGAATAGTTGCAGGTAAAAAATGCGAATCAGTAGTGTCAGCTGCAATAGAGTCGGTGGTTCCCGTCTCAATAAAAGCATCTTGTGTAGAATAGAGTGTAACAACACGAACTGAGTTAGCAATGCGGGGTGATGTATTTGAGGTAGCAGCAGTAAAAGGCACTTGATAACCGCCACTCGGTCTAAGTCCTAAAACGGGAATTGGTTCGTTTGCATTATCTTTTGGTTGTTGGCTCATACTCTTCTTCCTTTGGTCTGCCACTTGGTCGTGGTCTTTGTAGATCTGCATCATTTATAATTAAAGATATAGACAGTATTGCAGATATTAGCAGATTTGTCATTCTATATTTTCTAAATAATTCTCTTAGATTTAAGTTTATGAAGATTTTTTGTATAAAACGAATCAAGTTTTTGAAATAACAAATAGCATTTCCACTTACCATAACTCTTAAATTTTTTATCTCCACAAAAATGAACAAACGAGTCTGGTTCAGGATATGTGGTACCAAGACCATCTGTAAAATTCCATTTCCATTTTACATGATTTGTGATATTTTCAAACTCATGGTTAGCAATATAACTACTTATTATAGCTTGGTCACACAACCCATGTACACCAATACTTCTTGCTTCAGAGTCTCTTGTCCAGTGAGGGTATGTTTTTGCTAACAATTCGTAGGTTAATCTAACATATTCAAACTCTTTACTTGGGTTAGAAAATTGCTCACAACACCACTGGTAAACCTCAGGGCCTTTAGTACTATAGTAGAGTCCGCATTGTGGATAGGGTAGAAGGGGAAAACGATTTAGAGGAAACCAACGTTCTTCTTGCCACACACCGAATGGGGCATCACCTAGTTGAGGATTACCGTAGATGATGATATCAGCGTCCATCACAACAATCTTATCATACGCTGTATTGTTAAACATACAAATCCTGGATATACACAGTCGCTGCCAACGAGTCAATAAATGTTCTATACTAGATAAATCTGGAAGATGTGGTTCTAGCTCTGCGAATGTGTATCGTTTATAGTCAAAGCCATTGTCAGCAGCCCAAGACGCAACGCTCTCCATACAAGGCTTCCAAAACGAGTCAACCTCTTTTTCAGTAAGATCTGTTTCATCTAACAGTTGAGCTACAAGAGTTTTCACGGGCGCGGCACCCATCGTTGCATAACGTTGCGCGAAGCGCTTGCGAATTTTTTCTCGACCACATCCACCATCTTATTCAATCCGTAGTTGGGTAAACTTCTCTTGAAGTAAAACAGTTTCTGACTGCATTCCGTCAGCTAAAATTATGTATCGTGGTTCTGTACCAACAGTTGCAGAACAGTGAATATGAGTGCTAGGTGAAACAATCACATCTCCAGCTCTCCAGTCGCACAAAGTGCGAACGCCTTCAGCCTCAAACCACTGTCCCAGTGAACGATTGTTAATTGGTATCCAGTATCGGACATAACGCTCTCGTGGATCAAAGTCACCGCGTTGATATGCTTCCCACTCACCAAATGCTTTGGCAGCTGGTGTAAAACGATCTCGGTGTGGAACAGTTATAGCGCCTGGATTAATCTTGTTGACAGTCCAAGAACGAGCCCCTACCAGTCTGCATACCGTTTCACAAATATGCAATTGTTTAGGATTGAGTTCCTCACGTTTATAGTGATACCTTCCGTAGAACGTGCGTTTATCTAGCTCAGAAGTATGATTAGTTGCATCTCCATGGTCAGGCAACTCTTTAATAAACTGGTTCCAGTCTGCTTCAATATGAGCTACACGCTCAAGTGCTCGATCTTTTATCAATGACATTGTTATGCTCACCCCTATTAATTATATATTTCATGTGTTCGTACACTGCTTTATTTCCCTCTTGAGTAAAATGACAACCTGTGTAATGAGTGGTTTTATGTTTCTCTTCATTTTGCATCTTAATAAACTGTTCATTATACGCTACAAAAGGTTGCCAATCAATTGAAACGATATTTCTAAAGTCTTCAAAACAAGACCAGACATAAGAATTATGAGCGATTTGGTTTACCTGTTTTATAATCGTATGTACAATCTTAATAGAGTGTTTTAAACTGTTTGAGTCACGTAATAAAGGTGCTAATGAAACAATAATATAGTCCCAGGCTTCTTTATTACGAGTATTTTTTAAAACTTGTTCTAAAATTGTCAAGTTTGAAGCGCCTGCTTGCCCTACACTGTGTACTGTATAGTCATTTTTTAACAAACTAATCCAAGTATAGGTTGGTTTAAAGTCATCTATGATTAAATCTTCATGAGAATAAGAATCTCCACAGATTAAAATTCTTAATTGTCTAGTTTTTTCCAAACCTCTTCAAAACCCTCTTCACGTGTATAAGCCTCTTCATTATACCAGAGGCGTTTAAAGTATGAATCATAACACTCACGAGCTGTTTGGTCATCTGTACAGTGTCCTTTAATCATGTAGAACACTTGATGTATCTCTCGGCGTGTTATCACTCCATTAGGTCCTTCATTAGTTTGTCATAGTTGTTAACCTGAATTGCGACCTGCGGTCCTTGTGCAGCTTTTGGCTTGAGAGATGTCTCCACCTCTTGTAAGTGCTTCATCCAGTCGAGCAGATCTTTTTTGGAATAGATGCCAGTCTCGACCGCTTCTTGAATTTTTTGGTCAATCACCTGATTAATTAGATTGATTCGCTTAATACGATTCAAGTAGCCTTGAGTTGCAAATACAGAATCAATATAGTTTTTGACCTCCTTTTTTTCAATTACTGAGGTCACTCGGTCTTCTGAGATTCCATACTCATCTGCTAGCTCGCCTACCCCTTTACCACTTAGATAGTCGTTTGCCAGTGCAAGAACCACTGGGTCAAGCGCTGGTGCTTCAAGTGTTTTGTTTAGTGCGTCTACTGACGTAGTTATCGCTGTATTTTGTTTTGTCATATGTTCACCTCATAGGCTATTTGGATTTCAAGATCTGCAATTCCATAAGGTGCAAAGAGTCCTTCATCTGTAGTGAAGGTAAGAACTCGTGCTTCTTCCACCTCTAGTGCGCGGGCGGAGGCCGCAAACGTGTCTACCGCCTCGTCAATCTCTTCGCCTAAATCTTCCGTTGTATCGATAATTTCTGAGCCATCTCCATCATGCGTATAGGCTCTCATCTGTATGTTGAACGTGGCGATTTTTCGCCCAGCCCCACGATGCTCTCTAACCTCTGTACGAGGAATCATTGTAAGTGCTGGAAAATCGTTTACCTCGTCTAATACATGGTAGTTACGTGAAATGTTGCCCTCAAGGATTGAGGTATTTGTTGCTAGATGTGAAATTAGTGCGTTTATTATTTGTGTACGTCTTGTGGCCATATTTTATCCATCATTCTTTCTATTGATTGACACTCAGTTCTTAATTTTTGGTAACCCCATCTACTAATGTAAGTCTTGCAAACCCACTTCATAATATATTTTTTAATCTGTAGATCTGATATGACTAAAAAATTATCCTCAAACCATTCTCTATAATATTTAATGTCAGGAACGTAATTTTTAATAGCATCGTTCCAACTACATCGTTCTTTTTTTGGTACAAATCCAGGATGAATTGGGCACTCAATAGGTAGACATTGATTATCGTCTTCGTCAATAGGTATACCAGCATCATCATAGTCAACGGGAGGTTTACCATTCCAAAAATAATTTCCTGATTCATCCTCTTCGTTAACACAGTTCCAAATCAAAGGACCGTATTTGAATTTTTCCATTTTTCCCCTGTAAAATTTTTTTAAAATCCAATTTAAATCTGTTTTAGACTACAAGTCTATATTACTCTTCCCTTTAAGGGTTGTCAAGTGAATACGTGTTTTTTGAAAAACATCGGGTCGAGGCCGTGTGAGTGTGCGCTGCGCGAGCGACAAGATGCAAGTCTTCCTAACCGCCCTATACCTACGAGAGATACTTAACATATTAACTAAAAAAATTAATTATTTTATATATAAGGGGTTGACTTATAAACTGATATATGCAATTATAATAGCATAACAAGGAGAGATAAAAATGATAACTTACTTAGCATTCGTCACATTATTTGTTTTAACAGCAATCGTTTATATGATATATGAATCAACTAGAGGATAAAATGTCAGCATTACAAACAAGATATATTACTAAAGCTTTACTTACTCTTACACCTTTAGAAGAAAGAGTTATTAGAGAAAAATATTTTAATGATAAAGACATACGGACTCTTGAAAAAGAATTATTTTCTCACTTTAAAACTAGAAGAGTTGATAGAGTTAGAATAATATTAAATACCGCTGAAAGGAAACTCTCCAATATATTTAATTAATGTTTTTGCTTATAGTTTATAGAATGGGTTTTTTCCTTTTCCCATTCTATAAACGCGCCAGCGAGAACAAAACGTGAACACTACATTTTCCCTTAACATATGGCCACCCCTGGCCCCCGCCAAAAAATCCTTTAAAAACAATGACTTAAGATACTTAACAAGTTAACCAATACTATATATGGTATGCAACGCATAAAACGAATCCTACATTTAGTTACTTACAAAGCCGATAATTCAACGTAAAAAACTCTTATATATCAATGACTTATTAGGACGCTTGACTTATACATATTTAACTGCTATAACTATTATATTAAATAAATAGAAAGTTAAATAAATGATTAAACAAATTTCAATATTCGATTTAGACGGAACAACTATTGATTCGTCACATAGACAAGCCACTTTATCAAATGGTAATTTAAATCTTAAACATTGGTTTAAAAATGCTACTCCTAGCAAAATATTCAATGATAAAGTTTTACCTTTGGCTTTACAAGTTAGACGTAGACAGAAAAAAGGTGACTATGTCATTGTCCATACTGCTAGAAATATGACTTATGCAGATTATGAGTTTTTAATGGAAAATGGGATTTGTCCTAACAAAATTATATCTAGACCAATCGGCAATAATACTGCTGATGGTGTTTTGAAACGTAAACAACTATCAAGTTTGTTTAATCTAAAACCATTCAAACAAGCTAGAAAAATCATGTTTGATGACAATCTAGAAGTTAAAAAAGAAGTTTTAAAATTAGGTGTTCAAGTTTTCAATCCTAACAAACTAAACGAAAGGTTAAAATAATGTTAAGAATTTTTTTAGAGTTTACAGCTTTTATAATGTTTTTAGTCGTTACATTCGTAATTTTAAGTTAAGAGGTTAAGA